CGAACGCGAAAAGAAAATCTATGTTTTCTCGCATTTTTGGTTGCCGTCCGAAAAGCTGACGGAAGCGACCGAGCGTGACGGGATCCCATATCAGGCGATGATCGAGCGCGGATTCCTGACCCTGTCGGGTGATAACTTCGTAGACTATAACGACTGTTACCGATGGTTTACGCGCCTGATCGAAGAATTCCAGATATATCCGTTGGTTGTTGGCTACGACAGATACTCCGCGCAATATCTCGTGCAGGACCTTGAGTCATACGGCTTTCACTGTGAGTCGGTGTTCCAGGGCTATAACCTGACTGGAATAGAGGACAACCTTGAGGGTTTGTTAAAAAACGGCACTATCCAATGCGCTGACGATAACGACCTTCTTAAGATTCATTTTATGGATGCTGCCCAGCAAATCGAAACCAACACGAGCGCACACCCACGCAAGAAGCTTGTAAAGTTAAGCAAAAACGCGCACGTTGACGGCGTTGCCGCCATCCTTGACGCGCTTTGCATGAGGCAGAATCATTGGGCCGAGTACGGAGACAGGTTAAAAAACTGAGGTGATAAACTGTGGGCATTTTTGAAAAAATCTTCGGCACAAAAAGCGGCGGCGCGGCCCAGCTAGCCCGCGAACAGTTCCGATTGCTTGAGGGTTACACTCCAGCCTTTAGGACATGGCAAGGGTCCATTTTTGAGTCCGAATTGATCCGGGCTGCTATAGACGTACACGGCAGACATGCGGCGAAGCTTTCGCCCGTCATTCAAGGGACAGCAAAGCCGAGTCTTCGGAGCCGTCTAGCGATTCAACCGAACGAGTTTCAGACATGGCCCCAGTTCCTCTATCGCACAGCGGTCATTCTGTACGCCCGCAATACTGCATTTATCGTGCCTGTGCTGGGTGATTACGGCGAAACAAACGGCATTATCAGTATAGCGCCTGAGAGCTGGGAACTTGTCGATTATCAGGGAGAACCGTGGATACGGTTCTTTTTTGATGGCGGCAAAAAGCGCAGAGCGGTCGAGTTGTGGCGGGTCGGCATCCTGACGCGCTATCAGTACAAGAACGACCTTTTCGGAGACAATAACGATGCGCTCAAGTCTACGTTAGACCTGATAGCGATTCAGCGCCAGGGTGTGCAGGAGGCTATCAGGAACGGTGCGTCATTCCGCTTTATGGCTGTATCTAACAATTGGGCCAAAGACGAAGACCTAGCGAAAGAGCGCAAGCGCTTTGACCGCGAGAACTTTACCGGGTCTTCTGGCGGCGTTCTGCTGTTCCCCAACACTTACAAAGACGTTAAACAGATAACGTCAAGCGCCTACACGGTCGATGCGGGGCAGCTCAAGCTGATAACCGACAATGTCTATAACTACTTCGGTGTCAACGAGGATGTCTTGCAGAACAAAGCATTTGGTGATGCGTGGGCTGCTTTCTATGAGGGCGCGGTCGAATGGCTGGCGATCAATCTGTCTGACAGCATAACCCGGATGCTTTACACCGAGCGTGAGCGCACGTTGGGCAATCGGGTCATGTTTGCGTCTAACAGGCTCCAGTATATGAGCAACGCCGACAAGCTTAACGTTGCCGAAAAAATGGCTGACCGTGGCCTTATGACCCGTAACGAAATCCGCGAGATATTCAACTTGCCGCCCTTGCCGGAACCGCTTGGAAGTCAGCTACCTGTCAGGGGCGAGTATTACAACGTTGGAGATGATAACGATGCCGATAAAGACCAATGAGCGCGAGTACCGCAGAATTGATGTCGCTAACCTTGAAACCCGCAAGAGCGAGGCCGACAACGAGTATATCGTGGAGGGCTACGCGACCACCTTCGGCAACGAGTATACCCTTTGGGATGACGGCGAATACAAGGTCGTTGAAAGCATAGACCCAAACGCTTTTGAAGATGCTGATATGTCGGATGTCATCATGCAGTATGACCATCAGGGAAGAGTATTCGCCCGCATCCGCAACAAAACGCTGACCCTGACGGTCGATGAACACGGTTTGAAAATTCGCGCAGATCTGGGAGGTACCGAAATTGGGCGGCAGCTCTACGAAGAAATCAGCGGCGGCTATACCGACCGCATGTCGTGGGGCTTCACAGTCAGTAAAGACCAACGAACCGAAGAGCGTGACGAAAAAAACAAGAAAGTCACGATTCACCGCAAAATAACTGCGGTGTCAAAAATCTATGATGTGTCGGCAGTGTCCATTCCCGCGAATGACGCTACCGTCATCAGCGCACGTTGCGTCAGCGATGGATTGATCGCTGATGCCCGCAGGGAGATTGCGGCTATCGAAGAGCGTAAGCGCCATATAAACAAAATCAGAATCCTTATGGAGGTCATGAACAATGACGATTGATGAAATCGAAGTCAGGCTGTCCGAAATCAAGGCCCAGCTTGATAACCCCGAAGCCGACCTGACTGCCCTTGAAGAAGAGGTCAGGAGCCTGAACGAACAGCGCGAAGCCCTGAAGCAGTCCGCGAAGGAAGCTGAAGAGAAGCGCAAAGCCATTGCCAACGGCATTGGCGAAACCAAACAGAAAGTCGAGGAGAATAAGCCCATGACGCTTGAAGAAATCCGCAACAGCAAGGCGTATATCGATGCTTACGCCGAGTACATCAAGAGCGGTGACCAGAAAGAGTGCCGCGCCCTTCTGACCCAGAACGCCCAGACTGGCGGGCAGCTCCCCGTCCCTGTGCTTGTCGATGAAATCGTCCGCACTGCGTGGGAGCGTGACGGCATCATGAGCCGTGTTCGCAAGACCTATTTCCGTGGCAATCTGAAGGTTGCCTATGAGATGAGCGCGGACGGCGCTCTGGTGCATCTTGAGGGTGACGAAGCTGTCGCGGAAGAAGACCTCCAGCTTGGTATCGTTACTCTTATTCCTGCCAATGTCAAGAAACTCTTGCGTCTGTCCGATGAAGCCGTAGCTATGGGCGGCGAGGCGTTCCTGCGCTACGTCTATGACGAACTGACCTATCAGATTGTCAAGAAGCTTGCGGCGCTGATTGTCGCTGATATCGTAGCGGCTCCCGCTGTCAATGGCAGGACCGCTGTTGGTGTGCCTGTCGTGTCTCAGGCCGCTGGCATCAACACCATTGCTACCGCTGCCGCTAACCTGTCCGATGAAGCAACCGATGCGGTCGTTATCATGAACCGTCTGTCTGAGGTCAACTTCCGTGCGGCCTATGCCGCTGGCAACTTCGCGGTTGACCCCTTCGCGGGTCTGCCCCGTGTCTATACGTCCGCGCTTAAGGCCTACGATGCCGCCACTACTGGCGAGGTTTACGCGATCGTTGGTGACCTGTCCGGTGCGCAGGTCAATTATCCCGAAGGTGACGGCGTGGTCATCAAGTATGACGAGCTGACCGAAGCTGACGCCGACATGGTCAAGGTCGTGGGCCGTCAGTATGCCGCGCACGGTGTGACCGCGCCCGGTCGCTTCGTCAAGATCGCTAAGGCCTGATGTTAGTCAAACTGCTTAGAGACAGCAAAGTCATTCACAAGGCGGGGGAGATTGTCGAAGTCTCCCCCGCTGAATATGGCTTTCTGCTATCTGTCGGTTCTGCGGAGCCTGTCGAAAGCACCGAAGACAAGCCTGCCGAGAAGCCGACCAAACGCACGAGCAAAAAATAATACGGGGGTGATTGTATGCTTGAAAAAGTCAAGCTTGCTATGGCAATCACCACAGGCGCGTATGATTCTGAGATCAATGACCTTATTGATGCGGCGAAGCTGGACCTTGGCATTGCTGGCGTTGATAACAGCCTTATCCATGACAAGCTCGTGCAACGAGCTATCATCACCTACTGTCGGATGATGTTTCATTCCCCCGCCGATTTTGAGAATCTGCGCTGGGCGTATGAGTCCATCAAGGGCAGTCTGTCGATAAGCACACCATATACCGATTGGGGGAGTCTGAATGGTCAGAGCGGATGTCCTTACGCTGATAACTGATTCACCCAAAGCGCACGGTCGATTTGATGCCCCGACTGAAGAGCGGAGACAGGTCTATTGCACCGTGCGGTCTGTCGGTATGCGCGAGGCTTACGAGGCCATGTCGCACGGCTTGAGGCCTGAATGGGTCTTTCAGTTGACGCACAGCTTTGAGTACCAGGGCGAAAAACGCTGTATTTTCCGCAATGAAGAATACCACGTCATCCGCACCTATGTGACGGATGCTGACGGAATCGAAATCACTGTCGAAAGGGGCAATCAGAGTGTATGAAGCGCTTTTGACAGCGCTTAAAGCGCTGGGGCTACCCATAGCAGAATACGCATGGGATAGCCGCCCGGACAGTGACTATCTGGTCATCGGCATTGACAGCGAAGCGACAAGCTTAGAAGCTGACGGACAGAAGGTCAACCAAGCCCCACAAGGCACGGTTGACCTTTTTACTTTGACCAATGACAGATCCGTCATGCAGTCCGTGCAAAGCACCCTTGACGCGCTTGATGGGTGCGCTTGGTATCTCAATTCTGTGCAATACGAGGACGATACACGCCTCTTGCACTGGGAATGGGTGTTCAGCTTAGAAAGATGGTGAAGCTATGGCAAGACGTGTCAGGGGTGTAAGCGGCGGCGAGGAATTCAGCCGACTGCTTGAGGGCCTGACAGGCGATCAGGCCGTAACCGTCATGAAGGCCGCTTGCTATGCTGGCGCGGGTGTGCTGGCTGATGCGCTCAAATCCGAGATACAAAACCTCCCTGAACAGGAAGGTTATATGCCGGAGGGCAAACAGCGCAATGTCATCACGAAACATGACAAGCGCATGCTGCAAGAGCGTATCGGCATAAGCCGTATCGACTCAACAAGTGAAAAGGCTGATGTTGTTATATCCTTTTCGGGATACAACGACAAGCCAACTAAGAAATACCGCACAGGCACACCCATTCCCCTGATTGCGCGGTCTATCGAAAGCGGATCAAGCGTCCGAAAAAAGAACCCATTCGTCAGACGCGCTTTTAACTCTGCTCAGTCAACAGCTTTGCAAAAAGCCATTGATGCTGGGCAAAAGGAACTAAACGATATCATTAACGGAGGTTAACCCTATGGCAAAGGTAGGTCTTTCCAAGCCGTATTACGCTCTGTATGAGGCTGAAAACCAGACTGTAACCTATAGCGCTGGTGCGTCCTTCGGTAAGGCTGTTAATGCCGAGATCGAACCTGACGATAGTGACGCGACCATTTTTTACGCAGACAATGGCCCCGCCGAGTCTGCAAACATCTTCAGCGGTGGCACTCTTACCCTTGAGATCGACCGACTGAACGCGACCGTAGTTGGCGCTATCCTTGGCATCACGCCGGGGTCCAGCACTACCCCTGTCGGAACTACGCTCGACTTCAGCGCGGATAAGACCATCCCCTATGTTGGTGTCGGCCTGATTGCCAAGAGCATTGTGGACAATACGCCCGTTTGGATGGGCATTATCCTGACAAAGGTACAGTTCAGGATGCCCACGCTTGATATGGCCACCCAGGGTGAAGAAATCGAATTCAGCGCCAACGAGCTGGAAGCTACCATTATGCGCGATGATACTGCTGCCGCTAATTGGATGAAGTGGGGCTACTTCGACACCGAGGTAAACGCCGAAACGTGGATCAAAAACACCCTGTCCATTACTTGATGAAATCATAAAAAGGAGCGCAAACTTTTATGAGAACATCCAAACTGTCTATCAACGGCAAAGACTATATTCTGTGCATGTCCAACAGGGTCTTGGTTGACCTTGAGAGCCGTGGCAAGAACCTTCAGTCCTTCCTGACGGAGGAGGACAAGACCGTCACCAATATCTGCTGGCTGCTCCGCAGGATGTCGGAGGCCGGAAGCGCCTATGCCCGCATGGCTGGCCTTGGCGAATACCCTTGCATCTCCGAAGATGAGATTCTCGACTCGTCCGGCTCTGATGATTATCAGGAATACATGAGAGCCATAACCGAGGCGGCAAGCGGAGAACGTCATGTTGACGCTGCACCACCAAAAAACGTAAGCGTCACTCAGGAGGAGGCCCGAAAGAGCTAACTTCTGAGTGGTTTATCTGGTACGGCTTGGACATCGGCCTGACCTATGACGAGACGATGACTGTCCCTTTATCCTTGCTCTACGATTTGAT